GCCGCAATTATGGCTTGGACGTGGTTGAAAGTTACAGTGAGTAACATTCTTAAAGGTATGTATAATTTCTTTGTAATGATAGCTAATGGATTCATAGATGGTTTTAATGCGATTGGAAGAGGAGCGGTAATAGTTGCAAATGGTTTTCATAATGCTTTTGCTAACGCTATAAATTCACTTGCAAAAATGGTTGAGAATTTTGTTAACGGGTTTTTAAGGGGTCTGAACGCGATAGGTAAGGTTGTCGACTCAGTCCTTGGTACGCATTTTTCAAATGGTGGAGCAGTTCAGATTGGTTTAGGCAGAATGGGAGGGGGTAATGCGTCATTCACTCCTGCTCAGCATATCCAGACTGTGTCTTATGGGAATACAGGTAATATTAGTTCCACACAGAAACAGGCTCCTCAATTTGGTTATGCGGGATTTATCGACCCGTCCGGGGCAATGGATTTAACAATAGACGGAGCTTCAAAACTTGCAAACGGTAAATTTAAGAATCTTGGTGAATCATTCGACAAAGGAAAAAATGATACAAAAAAAGGAATTCAAGGCATAACCGATACATTCAACAATTACAAAGACAAGTTAACTGGAAAGGACATGCCTGCAGGGAATGACGGAACTGGAAAAGATAAAAAAGGTGGAGGTGGTGGAAAAGATCCGAATAACAAAAAAACTGCAGACAATACTAAAAAAATGGCAGACAAGATGGACGACATGGACGAGGATATGAAATATTTGAGGGATATTGCTGAAAAAGAATATGTAAACAAATTTACAACCGCAGAGGTGAAAATAGATATGACAAACTATAACGATATTTCAGAGCAGGTGGATGCAGAAGATTTCATGGACAGACTCGGAGAAAGAATAGCCGAACATGTGCATACTGCGGCAGAGGGGGTGCATGACGATTAATGAAGACACATGGGTATATTTTCTACATTGACAAAATTTTGTTGCCGGTATCCCCGGCATCCGTCAATGTATCACACAAGAACATGAATGATGTAATAAAGCTTATAAATGATGCAGAATTTAATCTGTTGAAACAGGAAGGGTTAAAAGAGATAAGTTTTAAGTTCATGATTCCATCCCAACGATATCCTTTTGCGAGATATCTTGGATTTTATCAGAAACCCAGTTACTTCCTGGATAAACTTAAAAATCTTAAGAAAAGGGCGAAACCTTTTCAGTTGATAATAATAAGGAACTATCCGAATTCAGGCCGGGCATATTACAACACTAATCTGAAAGTATCCCTGGAAGACATGAAAATTGAAGAAAATGCTGAAGAAGGAATGGATGTGTATGTCGATGTGACTTTTAAGGATTTTATAGATCCACGTCCTAAGTTGTATAAAAAAAACGCTGACGGTACTGTAAGTGCGGAGAATCAGAGATGGACAGATAAAGTTGAAAAGAAAATATGCAGTACAAAATACGGAGAAAAGCTGTGGCAGATAGTAAGACGTGAAACAGGTGGACTGGATCAGCTTGAAACAGTTATGGAAGTGAACGGGATTTCCGCGGTTACGAATGTGTTGTCAGATAAACTGAGGTTGTGGTAGGAATGCTGGAAAAATTAGGAAACAAAATAAAATCGTTCATGTCAAAGCCGGCTGAGGAAAACTATGAAATGGAAAAGGACATAGAACTTATCATTGCAAGTCAGAGTACCGGGACTGTAATATCGCCTCTTGTGACAGACAGTATCGAAGTATCTTGGGAAAGAAAGGCAACACCTGGAAAACTGACTTTCAAAATGATATTTGATGAAAGAGTTCAGGAAGGAGATCAGGTAAGTCTCAAATATCGTGGACAGAACATGTTCCTGGGATATGTTTTTGTCAGAAAAATGACAAAGACAAACATAGCGAGCATAACAGCTTACGATCAGCTCAGATATCTGAAAAGCAAGGCATACTATGTCTTTAAAAGTAAAAAGGCAAGTGATATTGTCAGGCTTATAGCTGAAGATTTTAGACTTACATGCGGAGAGATTGAGGATACAGGACATGTCTTTGAAAAAAGGCGTGAAGATGGAACATCTCTGATTGATATGGTGCAGGGAGCTTTAAGCGAAACTCTGAGGCTTACAGGAAAAAGATACGTAATCTTTGACGACTATGGGAAATTGACTTTAAAGGAAACAGAAAAACTGAAACTGGAAGACCTTATTTTTGATAATACCTCCGGAAAGGATTTTGACTTTGAAGTAAGTATAGACAAGGAAACATACAACCAGGTAGTCTTAGACTATGTGAATGACAAGGAGAAAAAGTTAGAAAAATATCAGGTATTTGACAGTGCTAATATTACTAAATGGGGGTTGTTACAGTACTTTGAAAAAATAAATAAGAATACGGCAACTGAGGCTGAAAGAAGGGAACGTGCGGAGAAGATGCTGAAATATTACAATCAGAGAACAAAATCATTCAAACTGAAGGGCATATTCGGCGATATCAGAATCCGTGGCGGTTCTTCATTCATTGTGTTTATGGATATTGCGGAGTTCAAGCTGGCAAATTATATGCTGGTTGACAAAGTTACTCATAAATTTGGATTCAAGGAATATTTTATGGATTTGGACTTGGAAGGGAAAATAGGAAAGGAGGAAGGGCACAGTGGCGAAATTAGAACAAGCTCTGAAACAGATGATAAATAATGCTGTTGAATATAACAAACCGTGCGAGATTTACGCAGGAAAAGTCGAAACTGTATCCCCTCTGACAATCCTGCTCGACATAAATGTTCCTGTGCTGGAAGAGGATGAGCTTATATTGACGCATTTTGTGAAGGATTATGATATTGACATATCTGTAAGTCATGAAACGGAAGATTTCGAGGTTGTAGAAGGTGCTCTGACTGACATCAAGAAACATAAACATGAATACAAGGGACGTAAAAAAATAACGATTCATAACGGATTAAAAGTTGGAGAAGGTGTGCTTTTGATAAGACAGCAGGGAGGTCAAAAATTTATTGTTCTTGACAGAATTGATAATCCACAGACTGAGGGTGAGTGGTTATGATACCAAAAATTAAAACAAGTGCAGACATAACGGTAAAAGAATTACCGACAAAAACACACAGGATGGAACTGTATGAAGGTAATTATATTCTCGGATTCGTTGATAGTCTGAAGGCTATGGAACAGGCAATTTATAAGATTATACGAACGGAACGTTATAAATATATTATATATTCCTGGAATTATGGAATTGAGCTGGAGGATTTATTTGGGATGCCTGTCGAGTACTGTGTCGTGGAACTGGAGCGTCGAATATCAGAGGCACTGTTACAGGATAACAGGATAACAGCAGTCAATGGATTTGAATTTGATACTGAAAGCGAGAGAGGGACAGTTCTGATTAAGAAGTTCATTGCAGAAACAGTATTTGGAGAAATTCAGATTAATGATGGACTGTCAGTGGCAATAATCTAGGAAAGGAGGTAGATGCATGTTTGAGGTAATGACATACGAACAGATAATGGAGCAGATGCTGGCAAGAGTTCCAAACGATCTTGATAAGCGTGAAGGTTCAGTCATATGGGATGCATTAGCTCCTGCGGCAATGGAACTAGAAAGCCTATATTTTGTTCTACAGGATTTTATAAAAGAAACGTTCGGAGATACGGCCAGCAGACCTAATCTGATAAGAAGGGCGAGTGAAAGAGGGATAACGCCTTACAAGGCAAGTAAAGCGGTATTGAAAGGTGTTTTTGACATAGAAATACCGCTGGGCAGCAGATTTAATTTGGACGAGCTGAACTATACAGTCACAAAATTCATACAGCATAACACAGGAACTGGATTATACGAATATCAGGTTGAATGCGAAAATCCTGGAAGGGACGGAGGAAGAAAAACAGGAAACTTAATTCCGATTGACTACATAAACGGATTAGGTAGAGCTGAAATAACGGAACTTTTAATTCCCGGACAGGATGAAGAGGAGACAGAAAAGTTACGGCAACGGTACTTTGACAGTTTTAACATGAAAGCATACGGAGGGAACATCTCTGACTATAAACTTAAAGTGCACGAAATCGAGGGCGTGGGAGCTGTTAAAGTAACTCCGGTATGGAATGGTGGCGGAACTGTTTTATTAACCATACTTGACAGTGATTTTAATCAGGCAAGTCCTACTCTGATTAAAAAAGTACAGGACACAATGGATCCTACAAAAGATGCAAGAGGCCTCGGGGTTGCCCCAATAGGCCATATTGTTACAGTACAGGGTACAAGCAATGTGGCAATTAACATTAATACAAGCATCACGTTTGAGCCTAATTTTTCATGGCCACTTGTAAAACTGAAGGTCGAGGAAGTGGTAAAGAACTACTTACTGGAACTTAGAAAAACATGGGCTCTGAAAAATGAAAAAGTGAGTAATAACCTTGTTGTAAGGGTGTCGCGTATAGAAGCTAAAATACTCGACATAAATGGGATTTTGGATATTCAGAACACAACGATAAATGGAAGTCCTAACAACTTACAGCTGACAGAATATCAGATTCCTGTGTGGGGAGGTATAACAGTATGACGATTCTGGAAAATATTAACGTCAACCTGCTGTCGTATCTCCCTCAGTTTATGCAGGAGTACAGGGAAATAAGGAACATAATGGCATCAGAGGAACCTGAACTGATGTTATTGTGGGAACTGCTTAGGAAAGTATTTAATAACCAGTTTATCCAATATTGTGACGAGGATGGGATAAGCAAATTTGAGGAAATGCTAGGGTTACACAGATACGAAAATGATACGCTGGAAATCAGAATTTTCAGGGTACTGACTTATTGGAACGACCAGATACCTTATACTTGGCGGGTACTTGTGAACAGAATGGATCAGCTATGTAGTGCTGGAAACTACGAACTGAGGCCCAATTTTAGCGTGTATGAGCTTGGAATTACTACGAAGTTTGACGATGCGAAAAAATATGACGAACTGAACAACATGCTCAAAACAATACTGCCTGCGAACTTAGGATTTAACAGTATTAATATTCTTACTCCGAAAGTAGTTAATACGCTGTATGTTTCTGTTGGAGCCGTGACGAATATAAACACATTAATTGAGATAGGAGGATAGAAATGGCAAGTATAAAAAGAACAGGAATAACTGACAAGGGAAAAGATTTGATAACTAGGGAAATCGCAGGAATAACGGAGCTGACATTTACGAAGATATCTGCATCAAGCAATAAACTGGCCGATACAGTAAACCTTGAAACGCTTATTAATATTGATGGAGTAAAACAGACGGTGAATGTCAGTAAAGTTGAGAAAATAGGAACATCGCAGATTAAAGTGACAGCCTCG